AGATACGGATGTGCTGCGACCAGAGCGTCGATTTTCTTGGAAATCGCGTTCTGGTCGTATCCTCCCTGATCGTCAGCGGTCAGATCGGAGAAATCTATAAGCTTCAATGCGTCACCCGGATTGATGAGCTTGCCAGTGGCTGCGGCGGTGACGTTCGCCTGGAGCACCTGCTTCTGCAGTCCGGCGATGGTGGCCTGCGCGGAGTCAAATTCCTTGCCGCGCTTCTCCCAGTCGGCGACCTGCTTCTCCAAGTCGTCCACACGGTCGGCCTTCTCGTAGGCGGCCTTGAGTTTCGCCTCGAGATCGCCATTGACCTTCTTCTGGCCGAGGAACTTGTCATGCCAGTCGACGGGCGGCTCCTGCGCGCCCGGATCGTTGGTGTTCGGATCCTGCTGTTGTCCTTCGGACATGGTGTTTCCTTTCATTTGGTGTAGACCTCGCCGTTGCTGGCGAGCCATCTGCGGTACGAGTTCTCCGCTCTGGCCAGCACGTCAGGCGTGACCGGCGAATCCGGCTGGTACGGGTTGCGGCCGGCGAGCGCTGCTTCGTAGCGGAGTCGTGCGTTCTGGAGGCGTTTCTGGGCGGCGGTCTGTTCTTCGTGTCTGCCTTGGCGCCATTCGTTGTTGTGGAGCCATTGCTGGCGTCGGAGCGCTGGGACTTGGGTTCTCCAGTTGTCGGGGAGGATGTAGCCCTCGCGCTTCAGGAGTTCGATGGTCTGTTCGCGCGGGAGGTTGAAGCTGTAGATGCCTTCGGGTGTGAGTCTGCGGTGTTGCTGTTGTCCGTATTGGTATTTGCGAATCATGCGGCTCCATCCGTAGCGGCCAGTGCCTTCGGACGTGGTCATGTGGACGTTGCCGTGTCCGATTGGCCGCATGCCGCGGTGGGCGTTGACGACCTGGTAGATGTCGGCGCCGTCTCTGATTGCCTGTGCGTCGGCATGTCCGAAGACCTTGTCCTGCTCCTCTTCGCTCATATTGTTGAAGCGGTCCATCGGACTGGTGATCCAGCCTTGTTTCTCGGCCTTTTCCTTGCCTTTGCAGGGGATGGTGCGGCCGTGGCATTTCGGGTGTCGGAGGAAGTCGCTGTTGTGCCGGAAGTATTTTCCGGCGAGGATGGCGCATCGTGGGCAGCAGTCGGGTGATTCGACGCGCACGTAGCCGACGCCTGCCCTTTGTGTGATGCTGACGCCCATCGCGCTGATTGACGTGTCCTCGATGGCCTGCATGGCCATCTGGCGGAGCGTCGCGCGTCCAGCCTGCATGGCATCCGATTCGTCCATGCCGGACTTGATGGCCGACAGGGTGTGCGCGACCGGGGTGCCGAAATACGATTCGAGGTCGATGCCGCTCGGCGCGAAGCCGGTTCCGAATGCGAGAGGATTCGCGATGCCGCCGTCTGGCTGGATGTAATCGCTCTGTTCGGCGAGCATCAGCGTGGATGAGTCCATCGCGTCGGCGGCGGCGCGCGTCTGCAGGGTGGCGAAGAGCGTCAGGAAGTCGGCGTTCGTCCGATTCCAGCTGTCACGCACCCGTCGCGGATCCACGCCCTTCCATGTTTTGTCCGCCGCCTTCACGGCCAGCAGGCATAGTCTGGCCAGGGTGTGCCGGCTGTCCGACAGGCTGTCCATCGTCACCGTCATCAGATGCACCTCCGACCTGCAGGGTTCGCGCTATCTCGGCCATCTCCGGGTCGCTGTTCTCCTCGTCGATCATGCGCATGATGCGCTTGATGTCCTCGGGGCTCTGGCCCATCTGTTCGGCGATCCACTGCAGCGGGTAGCCGAGCTGCTTGTATTTGAGCATCGCGTCGGCCATGAGGGCCTCGCTGCGGTACTGCGGCGTGGCGAACACGACCTTGGAGTCCTCGAGGATGCGCGCTGACTGCTCGTCGTCCTCGAGCGTCATGGCCATCTCGCACAGCTCACGCACCGGCTGGCGCATGAAGCTGATGCGCTCCAACGTCTTGCTGACCAATCCGGCTTCGGCGACCTCGTAGCCGGTGGCGGGCACCTCCGCGTTCGTCAAAAGATAATGGCCTGGCGTGCGCGTCTCGGCGGCGATGTGCTCGACCGCCTTCTGGATGATCGGAAGGAAGGCCTGCAGGTTGCTTGCCGTCCATTCGCCGATCGACACGTTGTCGCCGGTGATCTGCATGATGCGCTCCATGACCTGCTTGTCGAGGTTCACGGGACGTTCGCCCACCTGCTCTCCGGTGGCCTTGTCGAACACCGGTTCGGACAGGCTGTCGCCGCCGAGGATGACCCTCGCGGGCATGGACGCGAAGTCCAATGCGTTCAAGGTGTATGCCCAGCAGACGTTGACGGCGTCCTGCATGGATTCGACCTGCTCGACGTCGCTGATGGGAAGGTTGTCCAGGAGCATCTGGTTGCGGAATTCGACCAGTGGGACGCGGCCGAGCGGGTTCGGGCGGGCGGAGTCCGGCAGGAACATCCATCCCTCGACGCCCGGCGGCAGACGGTCTCGTTCGTCGTCTCCGCCCGCGCGGACGCGCACCACGTCGAAGACCACGTCGGGCAGCAGCAGCGTGCCGAATTCGTGCTCCTCGTCGTATCTGACCAGGAGGCCGGCGTCGACCTCGCCGGTGAGCGGATCGTAGTGGACAGCCGCCGAGTCGGGGTGTTCGAAACTTATGCGCGCCCTGCCGTCCGGCATCGAGGTGACCAGGCCGAAGGCTCTGCCTGTGGTGGTCATCATCAGGGCGGTCTCCTGCAGTTTGCGGTCGCAGTCGTTGCGCTCCCACACGCGCATCACGTGCGAGTCGAGTTCGACGTCGCCGTATGGGATGAAGCCTCGGAAGTGGATGCGTTCCACGGGCGCCTGCGCCACAGGCAGGCACCAGTTATCGGCGAATCCGCTGAAACGATCCGACATGTAGCGTTTGAATTCGTCGGACGCGAATTTCAGGGTGCCACGCTTGCCGCGCACGTAGTCCGTGTGCTTCCTAATGTCCGAGCGTCGCTGCTCTATCTTCATGGCGAGCAGGTTCGCCATACGGTTCACGTCCGCGGCGGTACGAATCATTCAGAATCCCCTTGTTGTCGAGCCGGTCAGCAGGTAGGCCTTGCGTTTCCTGCCCCAGCCGGCGGCGCGCGCGTCGCATGCCGCCTCATGTGCGAGCACGCTGGTGACCGCCGCGTCGATTTTCCTTGTCTGTTTTGGCTTGCCGAGCCCGTACCGTTCGCCGGACTTGGCGAAGCGTCTTGCGTTGCGCATGTGCGTGATGGTGATCGGACAGCCATCCTGGGTGATGGCGTGGTGCTCGAGGTCGGATTCGAAGCGTTTCAATGCCTCCCAGACGGCGGTGATGCGGCTGGAGCCGCTCATCGACCAGGGAATGTACTTCTTCGGCCCGTATTGGGAGTCCCATGCCTCGATCTGCGACTCCCACGACACCTCGTCGCGGAATCCGGGGTCGCAGTAGGCGCGCACGATCTTGTACCGGTCGTTGAGCTCGTCCATGGCGGCGTTGACCTCGCTGCGCGGGATTCGACCGCCCCATGTCTTCGGGTTCCAGATGGTGGGACGCCGGTCCTCGCCGTAGCGCGGAGTGAAGATGAAGCCCTCGCGTGTTTCGGCCTTGATGCATGTCCAGTCGTCGTTCTCGGAGCCGTCGAAGCCGAGGCACACCTCGGTGCCCTTCGACGGGTTCTCAAGCCAAAGCTCATGCTCGGACACGCTAATATCCCATGTTCCTCAAGACCGATTTTGACAAACTCTTCTGCGAGCGCTGGTAGTTCTGGTTTGTGATCTCCCTTGTTGTCGCTTCGCCGAAGGAATTGACGAATGCGTGGCTTGTGCCGCTTGATTTTGGTTGGCGTCGGATCTGTTCGTCGGAGATTCTGTCGCGCTGTGCCCTGGCGGTGCGGAATGCCTTGGAGGCTGCCCGGTATTTGTCGTAGTTCGCCTTGGTTGCCTCTGGAAAGACGCTTTCCGGCATGCGCTGGTTGTATTGCGTGGCTCCGTGCGCGGATCCCTGCATGATTTCCGATGCGGTGTCCATGCGGTTTTCCGCGTCGCGCATCATCTTGGTGAGATCCGTGTCGCTTACGGATGAAAGGTCAGAGGAAGAGCCTCCCCCTCCGCCGCCATGTCCGCCACGTCCTGCGCCTGAGCTTGATCCTCTTCCGCCCATTTTTTCATCCTTTCCGCATTGCTGTTTTTGTATGTGACCACTTCGATGCCACTGAAGTCGAAAAACGGAATGGCATCTCCGTAGAGGAGAATCTTTTCCGGTGCGAGCCTGTCGATCGCGTATCGCATGCCGAGCCGCCAATAGAGTTCTGCCGTCGGATTGTCGTTCGTTCCGACCGTGCTTACCGCGACGGTGGAGTTGTTTGGAATGCCTGAAAAGCAGTACGGGAATGACTCTGGGCCCGCCCATTGAAGTGTTGGGATGACTTTCAGTCCGCAGGCCTGCCAGTATGCTCCGATCAGACGGCTTCGGAAGACGTTATAGATCTTCATCGCTTCCGGCATGTCCATGTATGTGCTGAAATCAGGTGTCAGCACGCACTGGAAGCGTTTGAGCGGTGCGATGTATCTGTCCGGCTGGTTCCAGACTCTCTGGAACTGGTAGTCATCGATGAAGAAATGGATTCCGCAATGCTTGACTGTCTTTTTGCCGGTCGCGTAATTGAAGCCCATCAACGTGTCAGGGGGGGTGACGTCCTGTTTTGCAAGCATTGGCATGTCGTATCGGCCAACTGTCCGCACCTTTTGCAGCAGCGGGAGATTGTATTGCCTCATCGTCCGCATCCTTGATTTGTTGAGTGGTCTATTGTCCCGCATAGCAGCTCTCCCATAGTCCGTCCTCGAGCCATGCGCCGCCGCCCTGCACCATGCGGTTGCCAAAGAAGCGTTCCGCCTGCGCCGGGTCCTTCTCCATGAGGGCCTCGGCCTCCGCCTCGACGGAATCCAAGGGCACCCACGGGCTGCCGGCGTACACCCATTCGAGGATCTTGCGGCGTTCGCGCCGGTTGTTGAAGCTGTATGGCGTACCGTCCTTGTGGCGCAGGTCCGGGTTGAGGTCGGGGTTGCGGTAGAAGATCCACACATCCGATGCCGATGTCTCGAATTGCTGTTGGGCATAGGAATTTTCGCCGGGGTCGTAGGCGTTGGTCCAGAAGTGCGTTCTGCCGCCCATGCCGGCGGCGCCGCGGCGTTGGGTGTCGGCCACGTCGAGCATGCCGTTCGACTTGGTGTACAGGCCGGCCTCGTCCTGTTCGGCGTCCGAGATCGGGTTGCCCAGACGGCTGGTGGCCGATGCGGTCACCACATCGATGCGGTCAAGGTCCAGATCGTCATCGTCCAAGTTGATTCCGAGGCGCAGGATGCGGATGAAGCCCTCGCGCACCTTGAGCAGCTGCTTCAACGGCCCGAGCCG